GTCAGCCAACAGAGTAAAAAAGGCTGGCGATATGTAAAGACCACGTTCAATCGTCTGCGTCACAATCAGTTTGGAGACTGGATGAGGAAGAACAAGGTCAAGGTCGGGGAGGAATCAGTCAAGAGTAATACCAGTCAGAACCAGCTGCTACGCTTAAGCGACGAATCAGGCCAGTTCGATAGCTATCACCTTGCTTTCAGTGTTCATGATGAGTGTGGCGATGACGGACGAATCGGACTAATCAAAATAAACAACGGCAAAATCACAAGTGGTCAAGTTCAAACATTTGATAGTCAGTCTTGGAATATCTCAACAGCCTATCCAGACAGCACAAGCAGTCTATTTCTGGACGAAAAGATGCTTCGAGATTCCATGGGTCACGATGACCAAAGAGCACTAGACGATAACTTGCTGGTTAATTACAGTCAAGACAGCGAAGACGAGGTCAGTAAGCCAGACACTTGGATTAAGTCCAACCCTCTACTTCCAACAGCAGGTAAAACAATGTTGGATTCAATGACTTCAGAGCGAGACACAAAGAAAAACGATGGTTCAATCAGCGAGTTCATCAATAAGAACCTTAATTGCTGGCTGACAGTCAAAGAAAACCGCTTTCTAAACACACATGACATCCACAATGCTGTCAGTGAAAAGCCACCATTCGATATTCATGGCATGGTTTGCTACATCGGCATTGACCTGTCAAAACTTAGCGACGATACAGCCATTGCTTTTGTGTTTCCATACCAAAAGTCAAACGAGACACACTACTGGATAGAAGAACATAGTTGGATTCCATTAAACCACACTGCTGGCAATATTCTAACCAAGGAAAAGCAAGACGGAATCAACTATCGTCAAGCAGAGCAGTTAGGTTACTGTGACATTGCTAAAAACCGATGGGGATACATTGACGATGATAGCGTAGTAACGTGGTTGGCCGATTATATCGAAACCAACAGTTTGAGCGTCAAATTTATTTGCTATGACCCATGGGCTTCATCTGATGTTTTAGACGAACTCAACCAAGTGAACAAATGGCCAATGATGCCCGTCAGACAAACAGCACATGACCTTGACCGGCCAACGCATGAGTTGCAGAAGGCTTTCCGAGAGGGTCGCATTCACTATTATGATGACCCAATCATTCAGTATTCACTGACGAACGCCATTCTTGTTGGTAATAGTGCTGGTTTGAAAGTAGACAAGGAACGTTACACCAGCAAAATTGACTGCGTCGATGCTATTGTCGATGCTTTTTCGAGGGCAATTTATGAATACAGTGACATTAACCCCGACTTTGATTCATCAGCAGCCAAGAAGGACCCATTGTCTGGCATGTCAGACGAAGAACGGCACGCTTTCTTAATGAATGTCAGCTTCTGATAAAAAACGGTGCATGCTGCACGTATATATAGTGTAGAGACAAAAATAACACGAAACTAAATGGGGTGAAAGATTGGACAAACTAGAACAATTGAAGCAGGCACTACCAATGTTGCTGTTTCTGGCTTCGCTGGTTGCATTTACTGTCGCTGGATTTTTAATCAATAACATTGCTGGGTTGGTAGTGCTGGGAGTTTGCTTGCTGGTTTTAGGTTGGGTATTATCGCCAACTTCACCCCAGACACAAAAGAGATGATAAATAACGATGATTAACCCATTCCAAAAGTTTGAACGACGAAGCATGACGATTCCTTCGACCAACATGTCTAGCTTCATTATTTCAAATGGGCAGATACTTCCAAACCATTTAGTCAGTGCTGAGTATGCATTGAAAAATAGTGACGTTTTTGCAGTGATTAACCTACTGAGTTCAGATGTAGCCAGCTCGACGATTTCAGTAGCTGACCCATTTGGAAAAGTGTTACAGCAACCAAGTTCCATGATTAGCGGCTATAACTTCTGGCAGAGTGTAACAGCTTCCATGTTGCTGAGTGGCAATGCTTATGTGACTGTCACGAGAGACAACAGCAACATTCCAACCAGTCTTGAGTTGGTACCGCCTTCTAATGTCAGTGTGATTTTGGCCGATGATTCAGCGAGCTTGTCTTATCAAGTTAATTACCAAGACGAGCGTGGCACAGTCAATTATCCAAGTCAAAACATGCTACATTTTCGACTGTTATCCACAGGAAGCAATCAAACAGATTCATTAATCGGCATTAGCCCGCTTCAGTCACTGGCACAATCAGTAAACATGCAAGACTACAGCCAGCAGCTGACGCTTTCAACACTGAAGAATGCTATTAATCCTTCAATCAGAATCAAGGTTGCTGAAGGTGCGCTTTCGCCCGAAGAAAAAGAAGCAACAAGAACTGCTTTTGAGAAAGCTAATGAAGGCGCAAATGCTGGCAGACCTTTGGTTGAAGATCAATTGTATTCCTTTGATAGTTTGCAGATCAATTCAGACGTTGCTAAGTTTTTAAGCACGATGGACTTCGGTAAAACAGCTGTGGCAGAAGCATTTGGCGTCCCATCTAACTATCTAAATGGTGCAGGAGACGAACAATCAAGCCTAGACATGGTGAAAAGTTTGTACAGAAACACTTTAAGGCGGTATACGATGCCGCTTGAGGGCGAACTAACAGCAAAACTTGGCGTGCCTGTTGACTTTGATGAATCTAGTGCTGTAGATGCTGATAATGGAACATTAATTGACCAGATTCAAAAGCTGCTTTCAGGGACTACACCTGCCATATCGCCATTACAGGCACAACAAATGTTACAAAAAAGAGGTGTTATCTAGTGAAGAACGAAGATATACGAACATTTGACGTCAAGATTCGAGCTGAGACGGGCTTAAACAGCGAAAATAGCAACAATAAGTCTGAAAACGGACAAAATATGGCTATTTCGGGTGTTGCGGCAGTGTTCAATCAGCCGAGTATTAAAGGTGATTTTACTGAATTTATCAGCCCAAATGCCTTAAATGGCGTCGATTTGAGCGGTGTTTTGCTGCTTTACAGCCATGATTTTAGCAACATTCTGGCTCGTGCAGACGCAAATACACTGCAAACAAGTGTTCAGCCCGATGGATTGCATTTCAGTGCTACTCTGCCAGACACGCAACTTGGTAGAGACACATTTACAAACATACAAAATGGCAATATCAAAGGAATGTCGTTCGGTTTTACCATCGCACCTGATGGAGATAGTTGGTCTGTTGATGAAAAAGGCAACACAATCCATACAATCAATCAAATCGACCAAGTTTTTGAATTGTCGATGACGCCTATCCCAGCATATACTGAAACGTCAGTTCAAGTGCAAAGGGATTTAGCCCAATTTTTATCAAGCAAGAAAGAAGACGTGAAAATGGCAGAAACAAAGCCAGAAAAAGTAGAAACACAAAGCAGAGATGAACAAATGAGGTCACTTGAGAAATTTAAGGAACAGTTAGCTGACTTAGAAAAGAAGATCAACACAAATATTGTCATCGACCAACCAGCAGAGGAAAAGCGTGATGCCGAACCAGCAACACCAGCAACACCAGCACAGACAACTACACCTGCTGCACCTACACCTAGTGATGATGGAACAACCACACAGCCAACAAGTGGCGATTTGGTAAGCATGATTGCAACATTGCAGCAAGCAATTCAATCCCTGTCTCAGCAATTGGCCACACAACAAATGCCAACGCAAGATGATGACGATCCAGATGATGACAGTGATGTTGTTCTTGATCAAAAAAAGCCGACTGAGCAGACTGCAGAACAAAATGTAGAACCAAACGAAAATAAAAGAGATGGAGCTAAAGATATGACGAAAAATTTGACCGAAGACAAAGTAGAAAATGAAGCAGTTCAAGATTTCAAGGAATTTCTGAGGACTGGCGAAATTAAGAGAGACAGTACAGGGTTTGATTCCAATGCTGGTTCCGCTGTAATTCCTACACAGATTTTGGATTTGACGAAGCAGCCAGCTGATTCAACGCAATTGTCCTCACTGGTGAACAAGGTAGCTGTTTCAGCACCTGTCGGCAAGTTACCAATCATGGCAAAAGCATCTGCACAATTAGCCACTGCTGCCGAGCTGGCACAGAATCCTGAAATTGCAAATGCTGTCATTTCTCCAGTTAATTACGACGTGAAGACATATCGTGGGCAGTTACCAATCAGTATGGAAATGGCACAGGATTATCCAGAGATTACTGGGTTGCTGGCTTCCTACGTAAATGACGTCACGAACCAAACTGAGCAACACGAGATTGGTAAGGTATTGCAGACTGCCAAGGCTGTTTCTGCTTCCTCAGTTGACGATTTGAAAGATGCTTACAATGTCGGTATGACCAATTACACAGATAAGGTTTGGGTATTGAGCGAATCTATGTTTGCGGCTTTGGACAAGGTTAAAGATTTGAACGGTCGCTACTTGCTTGAAGATTCTATCTCAGCGCCCACTGGCAAGACGTTCTTGGGAACCACGTTGTATGTCGTTGCTGATGATGTACTTGGTAATGCTGGTGATGAAAAGGCATTTGTTGGGTCCGTTCATAGCTTTGTACTTGAAGCCGTTCGAGCTGATGTGACTTTGCAATGGACACGCAATGAACAGTTTGAAAACATTCTTGGGGTTGCTGTTCGTGCTGATTTTGAACCTGCTGACGTTGCTGCTGGTAAGTTCATTACTTACAAGCCTGTAGTATCTACCACTCCTAGCAAGTAATAGAAACTAAGCAACAGTCGCCACGGAAATAAACAATAGG